GCCAATGCGGCCATGTCGGTAGCCGGCCCCATGCGCCGCGGTTAAAGCCCGCTTCCCCGCAAACTTGCTGTTCCAGATCGCAGCCGCATGTTCTCGACTAAGCTCCGCTCCAGAGAACATATGCGCTGGTCTGGATTTCCACGTCAGCGTGCCCGTTGCCGGATCATAATCCAGTAATTGCTTGAGAAGCGCTTGGTCGGGTAGAGGCTTCTTAGCCATCGGGCGGTTCCTTCGCTCGCTTGGTCAGGGTCGGGCGGTGCTCGAACACCGTCCGATCCGCTTACCACAACCCGCAGAAAACCGCCAATTTTTCTTTCAACTGTGGTGGATGATCAGGTCTGCTGATTTGCGGAAAATAATCGTGTCCCCGTCCCGCTCGGGGATATCGCGCGGGCCTAAAGCGATATCCGCCCGCTGGAATGTGTTGCCGTTAGATGTTCCGCCAGGGACCAGAGCCGCGAGAACGGCTTCCATGATCGCCTGTTTTGAAGCGTAAGTGTCGGTCCAAACGTCGATCTGGACCCGCGCCGCCTCTAAATCCCAGCCCTTGAGCGTCTGTGGTCTTAGTTGAGTGACATCGAGCAAGGTAACGTAGGGCCGAGCCACACCTTGCGGCGCGTTTTCCCAGTAGCTCTTTGCGCCCACCAATGCCGTCACACCCGCAGCGGCGCGAAGCCGCGCGAGCATCGCACCTTGCCAATCCATTCAGATTCCCGCTTTTGCCCGTTTGCGTGCAGCGCGATCGACAGCCTTCTTGATTTCGACCCAAAGCTCGGCGCCGATGATCTCCAGAGCCTTTTCCTTGTTGTGCTCCCAGGCTGGGCGCATGAACGGGTGCGCTGGCATCTTGAAGGTGCCGAACTCCTGAAACAGACCACGGCTTAGAGCGGTCCCTACGTAAACCTCAGCAACACCCAGCGTCCCAGCCTTGTAGGCGCTGGACCGCTGGCGGCGTGTCAGTTGCGTCCCGGTGATGATGCTGATCTCCAGCTTTCCCGTTTCTTTCGGAGCAAGCGTAGAGGCTTCGTCATCGATCGGCTTGGCGGCCTTCTTCAACGTCCGGATGAGAATGTTCTTCTGCGTCGATTTTTTGCCGACTTCGGCGAGGGCCTGATCAGAGCCGACCAGCCACTCGACCTTCGCCGTAATATCGCTCACAACTTCCTCGATCCTGTGAAGCGGATGGTCTTGGTGTCGAGCGGCGCGATTTCGCTCAGATCCCAATAGGAAGTCGGCACGTCTGGATCGCTCAAATAGGAAATGCGGTCCCTGGTGGTGACGGCCCTTAATGTGGCCGATGTTTCGCATTCAAAGGTGGCTGTCTGGTGTGAACCTTCTTGTGCCGCTTCACGCTTCTCCTGCGCGGTTCCGAACCTGATGTATGCGCGGCGCGTGGCGTAAGTTGACCAGGCCGGAAGCTCCTCGCCATATTCATCTTCGGTCGCCGTGAACCGCTCGAAAACGATCAGCTCCGTCCGCTGGCTTGCGCTGGGCATCAGTAAGCCGAAACCGGACTGATATCTTCGAGCAGAGACGTGACCGCAAAAGCGATCTCGTTGGACACAATCCCGGTCATCGCCGCTTCCCTGAACTCGAACCAATGCCCGATCAGAATGAGCATCGCCCGCTTGCCGATCAGGTAGGCTTCGTCGGTGCTCGCCAGTGCCCCACCTGTATAGGTTACGGTAATCGTCCCGCCCGTGATGAGGTCGGGAAAGCTGTCGCTTACCGCTGGGCTGATCCTGACCGGGAAGCCGAGGTTCGCGACAAACCCTGTATAGTCAGCATCGTCATCAGGATCGGCGGTCGTCGAATATGTGACGGTATCGACGCTCGTTACCGGATAACGCCAAATCTCCAGATAATCGCCCCAGCGCGTGAATGTCTCCGAACGTGAACCACTGACAAACAGAAGGCGGCTGCAACGCTCAACGTAGGCTCTGGCAGGCGCGATCAATGACGTGATGAAGGTATCCTGGCTGTTGTCGTCATCCATTCGACACTGAGATTTTGCCTCACTGAGGCTGACAGGCTCAGCCAACCTTCGCGTCCTTTCCGTCGCGGCCGCGCTTCACGGCAAGGCGCCAGCCGCTATCGGGCGTATCAGGCTTCTGGTCCGTGGCGCGCTGGGCTATCCACAAGCTGCCGCCCCACGTAGCTGCATCCCCAGCATCATATTGCTCGCCAGCCTTATAGACGCCGCGGTCAATGACAGTCGGCCATTTCAGCGTGGCGATATGCTCGTGATCACCGGAGCGGAATGACAGCTCAATCGTGCGGTCGTCTTCCAGAACGCGGCAGTCGAAGTCCTCAAGGCTGAATCCGTCGCGTCCGTCCTTGCCTGGCGCACCATCCTTACCGATGACCGGACCGAGCATTTTCATCTCGCCGTCATCCATAGTGGCAACGAGTTGCCCGTCGCGATCGATCAGCAGATCCCTTACGCCTCGTCCGTCCTTCCCGTCAGCTCCGGCTTGTCCGTCATTCCCATTAGCGCCCGGTTCGCCCTTTTCGCCGCGCTCACCCGGTTCTCCCTTCTCGGGAGGAGGCAATGCGGCGACGGCCTTTGAGACGGCTTCGGCAATCAATTCCTCTGCGATAGGCAGCAATGCGGCAGCAACGGCCTCAGGTTCCGGTGAGACGCCATCTGTGCCGGGTTCGCCAGCCTCGCCCTTTTCGGGATTCGGCCTTGCCTCAAGCGCTGCCAGACGCTCCTTGAGCTCGGCATTCTCAGCCTTCAGCGGGGCAACTTCACGCTCGACGTAGCCGCGCACGAGCGCAACGACCTCATTGCCGAACTCTACGCCGTCGAGCATTCGGCTAGTCCTTTCGCAATCGTGGCTATCGCCATCGCGCGCTGCGCTGCCGCAGCATTGTCATTCGCCGCAGGATCTTGGGGCGGTGTGGCTGGTGCCTTGATCGGCTCCGCATCGCGCTTGGCAAGCCAGGCGAGGCTGTGATCCTGTTCCTGAAGGTAGACTGTTTCGCCGCCCTCAACGGGCAGCTGGCCGAGCTTGGCGCGCTGCTCGTTCACGGTCAGCTTGCCCTTGGACTTCTCCAGCACGTCCATCTGCGTGATGCTGTCCATGCGGAGCAGATTGTCTACGTCGAACTCGGTCCCATAGACCTGACCGTTGATGGTCACGCCCTCGCCGATGCCAAGACCTTCATCCAGGCAAAGTTCAATGTCCTCGATATGCTTCTGAAGGCATTGGCTGAAATACTCGACGTTCAGGGCTTGGACATTGTTGTAGCTCGGCAGAGGCCCCACACCGATCTTGTACGGCGGAACGTGATAGACCGAGCAGATCATCTCGGCGGTGAACTTCAACTGCTCGATCAGCTGCGCTTCGTCGGCGGTCATGGTTAGAGATTCGAACTTGAGACCGTCTCCAAGGATTGCGATCTTCGCCGCGCCTTGTGGACCAGCGTATTGCGTCTCCCATGTTTCCTTGAGGCGCTTGGCGTTCTCTGGATCAATCTTGCCCGGCGCCGTGAGGATGCCGCCAGGACGAACTCCATTTGACGCCAGCCGCGCAGTAGAGCGCTGGATGTTTGTGCCCTGCGTTGCCGCCAAGGCTGCGGCATAGAGCGGCGAAATGCCAACCAAAGGGTGGAACAGACAATTGAATCGGTCGTGGATGATCTCGCGCGCCGGAACGATTGTGTCGGATTCCGTGATCGCCGCCAGATTGTCCTGCGAGAGACGATAAAACACCTGCCCGTCATCTGACACCAGCGGCTGAACGCGATCTGGATTGAGGATGTACAGAGCGACAACCACGCCGCGTCCATCACGCTCTTTCAGGACGTAGGTGTTGCCTCGTGAAAGCTTCGAATTGACCCAGTTCTCAATGAACTGGATGCGGTTTTGAAAGCCGTTCGGCTTGCGAAGTACCGGCGAGAAAGCCGGGTTGGTCGTTTCCTGCCAAACCTGTCCATTCTGAGCGACCAACCGGATACGGTTCTTCGAAAGATCGGAGCTTATTAGAGTGTGACACGCGAAGACCGCGAAGAACGCCATCTGCGCGTCGTTGCCCAGCTCCTCGTTGCGCTGCCATGCGCCTGAAAATGGCTCTCTGATGATGGGATACCAACTTCCCCGGCTGTCTGGTGGTGAAAGCGTCTTCTCCGCTCGCGTGATCTGGAGACCGAAAATCTGCACTATGCGGCCTCCCTCATGCGGTAATATTCTGTGGTGAACGGATCGATCTTGAGCGGCGCGAGCGTCCACGGCTTGATCTTGCCGGGAAAGAACAGGAGGCGAGGATTGGTCTTCCGGTCGCGCACCTTGTAATGGACGCTGCCGTACCAATAAACGCCGTCTCGCTCGCTCCAGACCTTCTCTCTGCGTCCGAGAACATAGGCTAGCCAAGCCTGGTCAGAGCCGACGAAGATGTCTCCGGAGATGTTGGCACCCTTCTGGTCGAACTTCTCGAAAACGTCCGGCCTGCAACCCGCCCGAATGAGCATCATCGAACCGTTGTAAGGGCGGTCCTGCTGAGTGCCCTTGAACAGCACCAAGTCTTCCGGACGATCGAACAAAGGATCAAGAGAGCCGCCAACAACGCAATCCAAATCCATGCACACGAACCGCTCGCCGAAGATGTCGGCTGCGTCCCTGCGGAACATGGACAGACGCCGGTAGCAATTCGGCTTGGCCGGTCCCCAGCGCGGAAACACATCCTCGAAATCGCCAGGCGGCTTGATGATCGTAATGCTCTTGTCGATGCCCCTGGGCGTATTGGTGACGCAGGCGATGCGGTGCGGCATCTTGAGGTTGCGCCTCACCATGTCGGCCCATGTGTTGACATGCTCGGCGGTGAATTTCGTTCGGCCGCTCGGCTGACTCCACAGCCAGGTCAGAACTGTAATCAACTCAGTTCCGACAGCATTGGAAGGTCGGCGTCGGCCTGCGGCGGGTAAAAGGCCATCTGTTCGATGGCCCCAGCATTTTGGCACTGGATAACTATGTTGGTGTGCGGATTGCCGTCGCTCACAGCCATCGTCGCTACGGGGTTTCCATTGACGCTGATCGCTAGCTCAGCAGCGGTAAATGTAAGAGCTGCTTTGTTGAGGCTGTCAGCAATCACATGGTAGTCAGCCTCAACCTCGTTCCCAAGGCCGCCGAACTGCTTTAGCAGTGTGGTGTCGGTGTGATCGAACTCGACAAGCGTCTCGATATTGAACCCAGGAAGATCCGTGCATTCGACGAAGTGGTCCGCGTTGGTTGCATTCACCCAGCTCACGAGAACGGTGAAGCCAGAAGCCAACAACGCCGCAGTTAGAGGCGCTGCCAAGACAGGGTAACAATCAGGGGTAAGCCCAGTCCCCGGAATAACATTAGTTTCAGGGTCAAAGGCGCCACCCCCCCATTCCGCGTTTGTGGTTAGGAAGTCGCTCAGCGAGTTGCCCGCATAAACGTAGTCACCATCCTTGAAGTTGGCGACGGCGAACGGCTCAGTGCCGTTGGGGAGGGCGTAGCCCTGCTGGACGGCATTTACACCCAATCCTATGCCGAGCATCAGTTATACAGCGCCACTAGAGTTACGCCCGTGAAGACAATCTTCTTCACTTGAATGTTGTTCTGGCCCTTCGTGATCGGATAGCCGCTGACAGTAGTGCCGTTCTGAAACGTGACTGTCGCAGTGACGTCATCGCTGGCCTGAACCGCCACGCAGGTCGGGAACTCCACATCCGTAGTGATTGCCGCCGCGCCAATAGCGCTGCGCGTCCTGTTGCTCATCAGGAGCCTCCTTATGCATTCGCGGATTTGATGATGGTGAACTTGATCACGATCGCCTCGGAAAGAGACGATGCAGAATTGTTGCGGACGGTGATTGCTGCGGCCCCGGCCCCGGTCACTCGCCCGTTGATTGTGTACGCGCCGAATGTGCCCGTCGCGTGGTGCGTGCAGACAAGTTGGTCCCCAGCCACGAGATTGCTGTTGTTGAGCGTGAACGACACGATACCCGCCGCCGCCAATGCCGCCGCGTTCATGGTGATTTCACCCGTAAGCTTGTTCAGGGTGACGGCAGTGGATTTGCTCGTCGCCTGAGTGACTGTTCCGCCAGCGCCGGTTGAATATCCAAGGGCGGTAATGCCCGTTCTTCCTTGGCTGGCGTTCGTTGTCTCAATGGTCTTGATCCGAGCGCCAATCGCAGTAGCCAGATCTGAAATCCGGCTTGCCAGTGTTGCCACGGTTTAGGCGGCTGCCGCGTTGAACACCGCGACAAAATCTGTGTCAGGATTGCCGATTTCCACCGAGCCGTAAGCGTCAATGTTCGTGCGAGCATTCTGCTTCTGAGTCAGTGTAAGACCCTGTGCCGCAGTGTCATGCCTCACCCGATTTCCCAGCGCCACAGTAGTCGTTGCCGCGAAGTTTGCGTCGTCACCCAAAGCCGCAGCCAACTCGTCCAGCGTATCTAGAGCGGCCGGAGCTCCAGTCGCCAGAGCATTGATCGCGCTTGTGATCTGGCTGTCGATTTTGGATGACGACCATGTTGTTCCGCTTGCCGTGGCAGCATCGTTGATCGCGGCACTGGATGCCGCCAAGGAGCGGACTTCGTTAAGCGCTGCGACCAGATTGTTCTTTGCAGTAGTTGTCAGCGCCGAAAGATCAGCGGCATTGCCGTTCGTGAGCGTCCTGATCGCTTTGCATTCAGTTCCGACGCGCGTTGCGAGATCACGGAGCCGTGTTTCCAGAGTAGCCATGTTCGTCTCCTATGGGCCGACTAGGCTGTTCTCAAAATACACCGTGATATCGCCTGGATCGGTTGGTGTTCCGCCTTCTGATTGTGGTTCGTTCTCATCGTCTTGCGAGGTGTCAGCCTTTAGCTCTTCCATGCCCTTCCACAGGCAATCGAGCTGACGCACGAGGCTGCTTGGCCGACGAGCCATTACAATGCGCCCTTGCTCTCCAGATACGCAAACAATGGATGATACCGAACGACCAGATCAGGCCGCTTCGATTTTAGGTACTTCCACTTCTTCAGGATCGCTCCTGCGTCACGCTGGTAAACATCGCCAAGCTCGCAAACGGCGCTGGTCTCGTGCCCAATGTCGCACAGAAACAACGCGGCGCCGCACGAGAATAGTGCTTTCTTCTCCGGATCAACGAAAGCGGACCAATAATCCCAGGCTTCGTAAATTTCGCTCGGTGTCCATGTCCCGATATCGAGTGCCGCCATCGACACTTTCTGGTGCTTCCATTGTGACTTGACGCGAAACACCAAGGTCGTCCCAGGAACGACAGCCTCAACGAACTCCAGATGATCTCTCAGCCGATAGAGGCAGGCCGGAATCTCATAGCTCGGGAAGTGGCAGAAATCCTGCCACGCCATGATTGCTCCAGGCTGTAGCGCGTGCCTCAGTTTGGTGAGCACGGAAGAGATCGCCGGAACACGTTTCGGAGCGTCCGTGATCATCAGTGCGATGGGCCTTCCGTCCCACTGCATATTCTCGATTTGGCCGGCGTGCGGCTCGACATATTCAATCAGCGGACCGAGATTATCCATGAACGATTGGAGGCACGGACCGGTGGGGGCTTTGTCCAGCCCGTGCTTTTCGTAAAATGCTTTGACCTTATCGATGTGGCCGATCTTGGATTCGAACTTGTCGTAAACATGTGCCTTGGTCTGGACGCCGCTGTCCCTGATCCCGGCCGCGATGTAGGCGGTTGAAGCCCCAAGCCATGCGCCGAGCTCGACGATCTCGCCTTTGCCAGATGCCTCTTTCGTCAGGCGATAGTAGCATTCGCGCTCGGCATCGGTGGTCATCGCCGGGATCGGCGGGACGCCCGTTATGCTGCGGTCAAGCACGGATGCCTGCAAATCACTTCCCCTGCGAATTTGTCGAGACCCAGCACCTGGGCCATTGCGAGCCGGTGGTTGCCTTGGTTTCCGATGAAAATTTCTCCATCGCGACCAATCAGAAGCTTCGGCAATGGGCCGTCTGCTCGAAACCCGTTGCGCTTCAGATCCGCAAACATTCCATCAACGCGGGTGTAATATTGTCTGAGCAGATCCTGCATCGTCGCTTCGCCGCGGATCGATTCGGTTTTGATCCGCCGTGCGTAGGTGTCGGCGAACAGTTCAGTTGCCTCCCATGGAAAGCCGTCTCTGTAGCGCTGTACGATCGATCTGTGTTTCACCGCTTCCGCTACTGGAAAGCGGCGCTCGATATCCCAGTCGCCGTCTTTCTCGCCCCTAAGATCGTGATGCGGAGTGATCTTGAAGCGGATCGATTGAGGATCAACCCATTTCACCAATGGCAACCTTTCTCTTGCATCTATGCCCCAGCAAATGTAAGGGCAGCTATGCGCTTTCAAAAAGTCGCCGCGAGGCTCGAAGAAATCTATCGTGTTCCCAGAGACCGCCAATCGGCGTTTCAGGCCAAGCTCAAGAACCTTCAGAAACTTGGCTGGCCTTCTGGGACTAACACAGGTCGTGGAGTAGCCCACGACTGGTCAGAAAAGAACTTCCTAGACTTGGCAATAGTCATTGAACTCTGCTCCTGTGGAATACCACCCGAGCGAGCCATCGAAATCACGAAAGCTAATTATAGCGCCTTGCTCTCCGCTGCCGAAACGGGCGGCACATGCGAGGTTCGTCCGCCTCCCATGTTCGGGGATGCAATGCCTCAATCTACGATACTCGTGAATCTCTCGCGCATTCGCGCTTAACCGATGCAACCCACTACAATCTCGTCACCTTCGGTCACTTCCGCCGTGATCCTGTACCCGTGGCGCTTCAGCAGCTCGGACATACCCTCGCGTGAAGCGTAGAAGTTGAACGGCCCGCCTTCGTCATCGGGAACACCAGATCTCCATCGCGCGGCTCGGTTCTTGTTGCCGCATAGAACGACAGTCGGCACCTCGGCATGAGCAACAGCCGCGAACACGCGATCAATGTCGCTCCGCAGATAATAGATCATCCGAACCGCAACGAGCGTGTCGATGCCGTTCAGGAGATCGAGACGATCGCCAATCGTTCCGTTGATGAACTTGGGCGGCTGGAACTTTCCCTCGCGGGCGAGCCAATCGGAATAGAGATTTGCAGCGGCTTCGTGGCGCTCCTCGGACTTCTCCAGAGCAATGACGCGTTTACCGGCGCGGGCCAGCAGCAACGCCAGCACGCCTTCAGCAGAGCCGATCTCGAGAACGAAATCTCCAGTGATGAACGGAAGAAGTCGCGTGTATTTGTCAGGAACCTCGCCTCTGCGGATTGCCGCCTCATTCTTGCGATAGGCGAGGGAGCCAGTCACTTCTTTGCAGCTCTCTTGCGGCGCGGACGCTTCGGAGCAGGCTTCTCAGCCTTATTTTCTTCAACCGCCGCCGCCGGTTGAGGAGTTTCGCTTACCTTCGGCTCGACAACCGGGGCTGGAGCTACGGGCGTGTCAGAGATGACGTTAAGGCGCTTGTAAAGATTTGCCGTTGGTCCATCCAATTCCAGCGACTGCCCGGCCTTCAGCATCCGTGTCCGATAGAAGGGGTGCTTCATGTCTCGCGTGACGTAAAATGTCTTCGTCGCCATGTCCTACCCTTTCGTGGATCGGCTTGCGTTGTATGCTCTTATCCGCTCCGATTGCTCTCGTCGCTTCTCTGGCGTCCACCGAGCAGAGTTCATCTTTTCCCGCCTTGCAGGATCAGACCAGCGACCCTTCAATCGTTGCGACTGCCGCGTAGTAAATTCAGGATCATTTCGTGCGCGTGTAAGCGTAGAGCGATATTCTGGATTTTCCCAGTTGGCCCTTGAGGCGGCGGACCTTGCCGCCTTTACCTTTGGCCGCGATCCTATCTCCGCGCCAACTGAAACCATCCGCGCCTGAACTTCCGGCCTTTGATGCGCTGCTCGGATGGCCTTGTTGCGTTTGGCAAGCAATTCTGGATCGGCCGCCACAGCACGCGATCTGGCGGTTGCCTCGGCTCTGCGTTCCGGCGTGCTCCATAGAGCCTTGTGAGTGCGGCTCAGCTTCTCTCTATACCGGCGATCATCTTCAGGGTCTCGGTAATCCAAGCCCTCTCCGCCAGCAGTAGAATTGGTCAGCAGCCAACCGCGTTCATCCGCGCTGGCGATGAACTGTCTTTCTATGTCCTGCCAACGCTCGCCCTCCACAACCTCGTGAAGAATGACAATGCTGGGCTTCAGCCCATCCTCGCCAAGCTTGCGTAACCATCTGGCTGTGTGGTGATTGTAATAACCCCGCCGCGCTCCGCAGAGATGGCCATTCAGACGACGCTCTGGCTGGCTAGACTTGCCAACGTACCTGATTGTTTCCGCAATCGGACAGTAAAGACCGTAGATGAAAATAGGCATTGCTTCCTCCTGTAGAAGCGTTCCTGAAAAAAGTGGGCCAGGCGGTCAGGAAACCGCTTTTCGGGAGCTACCCTAGGCCCGCTTATTCATACACGATTTTGTGCCGATTATTAAGTGTTTACGCTACCTCCCCACGCAACTCCGGTGAGGTACGTTACGGCTTCAGGGCGGCGCTTGGCCCAGTTGATCGCCCTCTCGGCGCGGAGCGCCACGAGGTTGTTCTGGAACATGGACACTAGAGCAACGCCAGTAGGCTGATCCTGAGTCAGTCCGCTGTCCTTCATTTCGAGGGACGCTTCACGGCTCAGGTCAATATTAATGCCGCCGCCTTCGACGAGATAGATATCGCTCGCATTCAGGAGGATGACATTCGCGTCAGAGATGTAATCAGACACGATCACCGGCCTGTTCATGAACGTCCCGCCAGTAGCAGTAATGCTGCTAAATTCTGGCTGGCCGAGAGCATTCACTGCCATTGAGAGCGCATCCGCCGTATTACCGCTCATCAGGAAGACAGACGAGCTTGCAGGATTGTTCGCAGCTCTGAACTTGGCCTTCAGAGAACGCACGTCCAGACGAACATCATCCGGGTCGCCAGTACCAGACGCGGCAATCGTGTCCGATCCGTTAGTGACAGACGCAGGCGAAACGCCTGCCGACGCAGACTTCGCTGGATCAACGAAGTCGATGTCCAGCCTCTCAACGAGAGCATTGCGCAAGCTATCGCGAACGATTGCCTGAGCGCCAGGATCTGAGTCACGGATCACCTCTTCACTGAGGACGGCGATATTAGCCACCTTCAGCAAAGGCACCGTTGTTCCTTCAAAGTCGAAGGACGTGAGTGGCTTCGGCTTAGCTTCTCCAACCCAGTAAGCTGCTCCTCCGCCCGTCTGTTCGACAATCCGGCGATTGTGCGGAATTGACCTAAGCGCTGGAATGCCGTCCGTTCCGAACTTACCCAAAATCGTAGCGGGCCTAAGGTATTCCAGAAAGTCGGCAACCGGACCGCCTTCTGTGCTGACCAACGCCTCTGCCCAGTTGCCGGAGACGGTCGTGCCCGCCGCAACAGTGGCTTTCAGGATGCCGTAGACGTTAGAGTTCTCGCCATACATGGCGAGAGCAACATCAGTCATGCGCTCTCCGTCCAGACGTGAGATCGCCTTGACCTGAGCCAAACGGGCGAACTCAAGACCCGGTGCCAGCTTAGGCTGAGACTTAACGACAATCTGGCCTCCACGGCTATTGCCGCCGTCATCAGAACTGCCGCCCACGACAGGAACTGCTTTCGTGGCAGCCGTCTTCTCCATCGCGCGGAGGCGCTTCAGGTGCTTGTCGATCGCTTCGACATCGGCTTGGTTGTTGTCGAAGGTCTCTTCCTGCTCGGCGTCGAGCGTGGAGCCTTCGTCGGCGGCCTTCTGCATGATCGCTTCATTCGCAGCGACCAGGCTTGCGCGCTTCTCTTCGAACGCGCGGATTTGCTCAGCAATGTCTGCCATTGCATCCATCCTTCCGGATTTTAGGGTGGGTCAGGTGCGCTTGATCTCGCGCACGACGAAAGGAGCCCGGTCGCGGGCTGGGGCCAGCTTCACCACACGGACGGATTTGCCGGTCGCGGCTTCGTCCTTGGGCTTGGCGGGAATTTCTTCTGGCGCTTCAGCAACGAAGCTGTCGCCTAGTGAATAGGACTTGGTTCCGGTGATGACGGCGCTGGGCTGGGCCGGAATCCCGACTGCGCTAAGCTCATACCATTCCCAGGAGGTGAACTTGAGGCCGCCGTTCGGAAGAACGTCGAAATCGAGTGGGCGGAAGCCGATCGAGACGGCTTTGCGCAAACCGTTCTTGATATAGCTCCAAGCCTTATCGACGAGATCTCTGGCAGGGCCAGGCTCGGCAATCTTCGCGATATGGGCGGAGAACTTGATGCCCTTGTCTGAAACTTCGACGCGATCAACCTCACCCACAACCTGCGAGTGATCGTGGTCGAGCAGAAACGGAATCGGCAGCTTGTATTCCGCGCCTTTGGGGAGAACGATGTCCCCCATCCGATCAACTTCCGGAGTCGTGGCCCACCCTTCAAGAGTGCGCGCGTCATCGTCCAGCGCCTTGATTTCCAAGGCGACGAAAGCTCGGTTCATGTGAATATCCTCCTTAGAGGAGATGGGTCCGCTTATTGCTCTTGCGGATATTCTCTGCCGCCCACATCGGGCGAAGATTGGTCAGCGCCCAACATGCTTGAAACTCAGGATCGTCAGCGCTTTCGAATTTGAAAGATGCAACCGGGACAATGTGATCGACGTGCCACTCGCCGTAATTATCCCAGCTCATTCCCTTGACGAATTGGCGCTCCAAATGTGCCCGCAAATCGGCAGTCGAATAACCGAGAAGGTCGGTGGTCTTTCGCCCGCCCTTTCCTGATTTCAGGCACCAATAAACATAAGCCGACAATGAAGCGTCAAGCCGATAACCCGGATCTTCCAGCCTGCGGCGGCGATGCCATTCTCGAAGGTTCTTAGCAGCCCGTTCCGGGTTGCGAGCCTTCCACTCTGCGGCCTGTCGCTTCTTCTTGTCGGCATTGCGCCGATACGAAGCTGCGTCGATCTCTTTGGCGCGCTCGGGATTTCGCAAGCGCTTCAACTTGTTCATGTAGAGGCGGCGCTTCGGATCATTCCTGTATCGCTGGCGATCTCGCTCCCGCTCAACGTCTGATCTGTTTCCCCTCCGCTTGGCGTTAATTTCGTCAGCATCGCGCGCCCAAGCAGCCCGCTTCGCAGCCTGAAGGCAGGGCTTACATCTCGCCGCAAGGCCACCAAGCTTCTTTACGAAGAACTCAGTCGTTGCTGGCTTGGCCTCCCCGCACGAAGAACAGATTTTCATGCAGCGGAGACTACATCAAATCACGAGCATTTCATACGAAGGAACGGCTTCCGCTTCATTTGGCGCCACACCGAACGCCATACATAAAGCGACTAATCCGTCGATGCGCGTGGCAGACTTTGCCTTCGAAAGCTTGCGCCCTCCGGCTGGATCTGTCGTCACGACCGCATTGGCTGCGCACATGGTCAGGACCGGATGGTTGCCGTGCCGAACCTTCCCGGCAAGCAATGCCGCTTCGGTATCGCGAAGAGCTGGACTCATGGACTGGAAGCCCTGCCCGAACTCGACGAATATCGCCTCGATCTGCTCTTCGCTGAAACCAGCCTTCAATAACCAAGGCCGAAGATGCTTCATTCCCCATCGGTCGAAGGCGATCTTGATCCGGAAATTCCGCGTAGCGCAGTGCTCGTAAATCCACCGCGCAACATATTCGTATTCCACCGCACGGCCGGGCGTAGTCTGCAACTGTCCGTCAACGTGCCACACATCGTAAGGCACCCTATCGGTTCGAGATTTCTCCCTCAGCCCCTCGCCGGGAAGCCAGAATGTCGGCTTGACCTCCCACGCATCCTTGACCCAGCAAATAGGAACGAATGCCGTAAGGTCGGCAGTTGCCGAAAGATCGAGGCCAGCGAACTCCTCGCCGTCCCAAGCCTCCGAAACTTCTCCACCACAAGACTGCCAAACCGACTTCGAAATGAACGGCGAGTTCATCTCGACACGCTGGTTGAGGATCAGATTCCGGTATTCAGGCTCACGAGACGGCATACGGCGAGCGTCTTCCGCCATCGCCATCGTCTCTTTCGCGTTCTGGAAATCCCCGAACGCAGGGTTCGCCTGCTTGATCGCCTTCTCGGTAAACGGGTCAGTGTCAGGATCAGCCGAATAAAGACTGACCTTGACCCGTGGATCTTCGCCTTTCTCTGCATCGTCAATCAGGATCGAAAGCAAGTCGCCGTCAGTCGGAGCCTGCGTCGAGATGATGACGCTTAGTGGCTCCTCGTGCGCTCCTGATGCCGTTTCCAGAGCCTCGTATAATTCCGAACGCGGACCTTTGACCTGGCCGAGCTCGTCATGGACCGTGAAAACCGGAGACAGGCCATATGCCGTTGAGGCATCCGCCGACAGCGCCCGATACTTTGTCCCGATCTCGGCACAGACCAGTTCCTTGGCCGTGTCGCGGATGATGATCACCGAATGCAGATCCGGCGACATGCGAACACATTTTGCGGCGAGGTTGAACAGGATGGCCGCCTGCTCTCTCGACTGCGCCGCCGAATAGAGCTGCGAGTTCGGACGGGCCTCTGGTCCGCAGAGGTGCAAGAGCAGCAAGAAAGCCGCAAGCGCAGTCTTCCCATTCTTCCGCCCGAAGCTGATAATCGCCCGCCTTGTTGGCGAGCCGTATATCTTCTCAATTTCCTTACGCTGCCAGGATCTTAAAACGACTGGCTTGCCGACATCCCTCCCTTCAGGGACACGACAATATTCCTGAACCCAAGCAATGTTGCGCTGGGCTCGGCTTAGCCCACGCTTTGCCAAGGTTTCTTAGCTGGCGCCGCATTTTTGGCTGCTGTTCCCGCAGCCCCAGGTGTATATCGGCTCTGATTAGTGAGCCGGAGTTTAGTCGCCTTATCCGTAAGAGCCGCAGTTTCCCGAGCTCGCATACGGATTAGCGCCTCAACCTCCTGAAAGGGCATGTTCGATCCCTCGCAGGTCGCGCGATCGACTTTCCTAGATAGCCGATCAGCCGTTTCAACGTGGCGGCAATACTCCTTCAACAGCTGCTGAAGTGCTGCTGTCTTGAAGGTATCGGCTGATTCATTGGCAACCGTCCGTACCCACACCTCCGCCTGAAATTCAGTCAGATCAGAAGGCGGACCAGGGCGTCCGTCAATGTCAGTTCCACCAACGACCGCAAGAGCGGCGACCGACTTGCGAGCCATGATGATCTCCGATTGTCACGCGCGCGCGCAAGGCAATGTTACGATTTAGAGTTTTTGTGG